ACCTGGTGCTCCGAAGGAGGTGTGTAATTATGGAGAACGGAGTAGGCTCCATGGTATATATAGTGGTTTAACCAAGGAGGTGTGTACAAGTAAAGGCCAGCGTGGAGCGCTGTGATTGGCCAGGAGGCGTGACACAGGGTCAGCAGGGTTAAGCGATGTGTGTACATAGGTGACCTTTGCACGGCTTAAGAGATAATGGCCTACTGCAGCCAACGCATAGGGCAAAGTATGAAGTTGTTTGTGCACCACAAATGTCGAGTCAGACAGTAACCCTTTCGGTACAAAACAGAGAAGAGCCACCAGGGCAATTAACAATTCCTGAACATGGACCGGCCTCTGCTCAGAAAAGGTCAATTGAATTTCCTCTCCCTGTCGAGTAGCAATTCCCCCATGTGTAAGTGTAGCGTCAGCTGCTACAGATGGTACAATGTGTTTGGGGGAAGCCCTGAGTCTCAAATCATAGACATGGTTCAATACATATCTCAGGTCAGTTACATATGATTTAGTAAAACAAAAATCAGCTTTGTTAGTGATAGCTAAATATATGGGTCCTAGAATATGTGACCCAAACAATGAGAAAGCAACAATCTGATTAAAATGTCCAGCAAATCTTTGAAGAATTTTCCAATCATAGAAGACGTCGGTGTTGATTGAAGTTAATAAATCATGAAGCTTCTGGAACTTTTCTTTGGTGACATGTATGTGTGTGGGTGTTATTTGAAGTCCCATAAACACAATTTGTCTGGTGGGGGTTAGTGTAGATTTGTCAAAGTTTATCCTGACCCCATATTGTTGTAAGTAGCCCACAACCCCGTTAGCAGCAGCAATGAGGTAGCGGGGGTTAGGGTGAGATAAGATGAAGTCATCCATGTAAGCAAAGCAATGGATAGAAAAATATTTCCTGATCCTTTCAGCGATGATAGAAGTGAAGAGAGTAAGGTTCCAGGGGCTGAGCCCAACTCCCATAGCTGCTCGCCTAAAGAGGTAAACCCTTTTTCCATCAGAAACAGATAGCCGCAGACTGCTAGAAGTATGATAAGGCAAATGGTAAAAAGCCTCAGCGAGGTCCAGAGAAATCCTCCACATGTGAGGGGGCAAAATCCTGCTAAGTGCTTCTGTGTTTGGGGAGAAGTATCTTGGAAAATGCACTCGCCGTTTGCCCCTCGAAAACTGTGAGAAGTCCACCACCAATCTAGCTTGGCTAGAATTTCCCGAGCTTTTGTTAACAAGAAATACACGACCAGTGCAACCACTGGGAACCACAGAGCGGGAGAAACAGCGCCGCTCATGTTTGCAGTTGTACTCTTTTCTTCCAGCTTCGGGATAGGTAGTAACTCGTGGGGGTAGATTTGATATGGAAGCCGGCCTACTTCTGTTGAGCTGCTGGTAGGAATTGCGAGCAGCACAGGTATGGCGTCTGATGGCTTCCTGAGCTTTGTCCTGTTTCGGGGTTGAGGACGTGGCTTTAGAGGAGGAGCTCTTTTGGGCCCGGGAACCGGTATGATAGGTTCTACCGGAGCCGCCTTCTCGGGATAAAGGGCGTGTTCCTCCCAGTATTCCTCCTCGTGGGGAGGAGTCCATGTTATGCTGTGGTTGGCATATGCTTGGCGGAATCTGTAATAATGTTCTGCTATTTCCGCGAACGTGGCATTGTCTAGTATCTGTAGAAATCCTTGGTGATTGTCCAGCCGGAAGTGTTTGTTTAAACTTAACAATGCCGCTCGGTTGATGTCCGGCAGGGTTGCTAAGTATTGCTGGAAAGCGTGAGGGTCTTCCATCCGGTCTCTGTGCTCTTGGGCTGAGACGTGTTGTGAGGGGTTTCCCCCTATCCAACTCCACACTCGGGCGAAGAACCTCATTGCTCCGTCTGCTCGGTGGCTGCCTTCCGAGGCCCTCGTAGTCCTGGCTTTTATGGCAGTGGCAGGGCAGTAGATTATTAGACTCCCAGCTGTAAGGATTATCATTGAATAAAAGCACATGCCTGGATTCCCTTTTGTATAAGATCCCATTGTTATATAATGTCTGCAAGTAGAGGGAGACTTTTTCTGAATGTGCTCTGGTATGTTCGGGGTATTTATCTGTGATTCCTTGTTCCCGGGGGCGGTATTTAACCTCGTTTGGCCAAAACCTAATTGGGTAAATGTAAGCCCATCTCCTATCGGGAATCTCTCTGATAATATCTTCTTGAAGGTGTACCCCTTGAATGGTAGGGATCTCCCAAGACGGATTGAAGGGGGGAACGTCATTTTGATAGAGTCCCTTCAATGGTCCTAACAGGCGTTCAGGTTCTGCCTGCAGGGGAAGGACTCCTCCGTCTAGATCCTCTTTCCCTTGGACTATTAAATCTCCTGACTGTCCTCTGATAATATAGTCCTCTGTCCCCGCCTGGGTGAGAGCCCCCTCTAGCTCTTCTAGAATTGGGCCTGGACGTCCTCTGACGTTGCGGCTCCACAATCTCTTCAATAAGGGGAGCGTTTTGACCCCTGTATGGGGCTGGCGTAGCCAACCAAGTTCTTACCTTAGCTACGTGGTTGTGGACAGTGGCTTCTCCCCAGGCAATACAGTTTATGTGATACCAGAGTCTTTTTATTAGAAACCGTGTTTGTGACTCTAACATAATCCCCAAGAATCTGTTGAATTCTGAGAGCATCCACAGTTCCCTGTAAGAATTAGGTTGACCCACATTTACTGCACCTCTCAGCTCTCGGTGTCTATCAGTGATAGCTTGGAACTGAGTAAGCAATGGTGGGTCCCTAATGGACACAGGGAAAGAATGAGGCAACTCAGGAAGGGGATATGGAGGAGGTGTTTGGTTTCCCCAATTTTCCTGATCTCTGAGGTATTCCCAATGTTCCCTCAACTGTCTGTGAGTGAATCCCAACAAAGGGGGGACAGTTCTTAAGATGAGGATAACTTCATAGATTGAACGAGAAGTTTGAACATGGTAAGTTTTATTTTCAGCATCTTCCCAATACAGGTGTGCCACATCAAATGCATGCCTCAAAAATTGATCATTGTCAGGAAAATAATCATCAGGTAAGTTTTCGACTAATTGCAAAGAAAATCTAACAATAGGATCCATGGAATTACAGGCAGTACATGATAATCAAACAACAATAGTTTCCGTAATAACTACTG